TGACTACAAGTTTAACGCTACGAGCAGCCTAGGCATCATCGCTAGGGAATACGAAGTCACACAGCTAGTACAACTACTACAGACTATGGAGAAGGACTCTCCGTTGTACAATACGCTAATACAGTCCATCATAGACAACATGAACTTGTCTAACCGTGAAGAACTTATTGCAGCAATGCAGCAAGCGTCGCAACCTAACCCAGAAGCACAGCAGATGGCTCAGGTAGCACAACAGGCACAGCTTGAGTTCCAGCAGTCCCAGACAGCAGCTCTAGGCGCACAGGCTCAAGAGTCTTCCGCTAGGGCTACTAAGCTGGCTGCTGAAGCACAGGCTGTACCTATGGAACTGGAGATTGACCGTATTAATGCAATCACTAGAAACCTCCGTGAAGGAGACCAAGAAGACAAAGAGTTTGAACGACGTATGCGCGTAGCAGACACTCTTCTCAAAGAACGACAAGTAAAAGGGAAAGAAAATGTTGACAGACAAAGAACTCCAAGGCCTGATGGCCCAAGTAGACAGGTTTCTCCAGCCCCGTTGGGAGGAGTTAGCAGGTTTGAAACGCCAACTAGAGGAGCTTAGTAATGGCAAAGAAGAAGGACCCAAGACTGGAAAGGGCCGGAGTAAGCGGGTTCAACAAGCCTAAGAGGACTCCTAGCCACCCTACTAAGTCACACGTAGTAGTGGCCAAAGAAGGGGACAAGATTAAGACCATACGTTTTGGACAGCAGGGAGTTAGTGGTGCGGGTAAAGCCCCTAAATCTGAGAAAGATAAAGCCAGACGCAAGTCATTTAAAGCTCGTCATGGTGCAAATATTGCAAAAGGTAAGATGTCAGCAGCGTACTGGGCAAACAAGGAGAAATGGTAGTGGCAGGTCTATATGACAACATCCATGCAAAGCGTAAGCGTATTGCAGCAGGCAGTAAAGAGAAGATGCGTAAGGCAGGTGCCAAAGGTGCACCGACCGCAAAAGCTTTCAAACAAGCAGCTAAATCAACCAAGAAGAGGAAAAAGTAATGCCTAAAGTAGGAGGAGTGAAGTACCCGTACACCAAAGAAGGTAAAACAGCAGCTAAGAAAGCAGCAGCTAAAAAGAAGAAGAAGAAACCCATGAAAAAGGGCTACTAAATAATACTTGACTTTTAACTAAAAACATGCTATACTATAACTGTAGTATAAACAAAGGAAAACTATGAAGCCTGAGCTTGAAACTTACTTCGACAACTACAACGAACTCTTCAATTCTGAAGGTTTTAAACAACTCGTTCAAGAGCTTTCCTCCAATGCAGTATCTTTAGCTTAGCTTCTGTGATTAATCTGGAGAATACTATATCAGTAGCCAGAGAACAAGCAGAAGAGGAAGAAGAAGTAGATGATTAAAGTATACGACTTTCGTTGTGAAAACGGACACGTATATGAGAAATTTGTAGACTCTAGTACCTCAGTCAGTAGGTGCGAGTGTGGTGCTAGTGCTACAAAAATGCTGTCTGCCCCGGCTTTTATACTTGATGGACACACTGGGGACTTCCCCGGTAGACACATGAAGTGGGTAAAAGAACACGAACAAGCAGGTAGAAAACCCTAGTCTCCACAATGACAAAGTTCACGGAGTTTGATTATGTCTAAAGCGACAATGGTTGACATGCAACCTGAAGAGGAAATTGCAGAAGAAACCATAGAAAACGAAGTACAAGAGATTCAACACACAGAACAAAAAGTAGTTGAGCAACCTCAATCAGAACCTATAGTACCGGAGAAGTACCAAGGTAAGTCTCTGGGAGAAGTGGTACAGATGCACCAAGAAGCTGAGAAGCTTTTAGGTCGTCAGTCCTCTGAAGTAGGAGAACTTCGTAAGGTAGTGGACGATTACATTTCAACGCAATCACCACAACCAGCACCTCAACAATACGTTGAGCCTGAAGACGATATAGACTACTTTACAGACCCTCAAGCAGCCGTTAATCGTGCTATTGATAATCATCCTAAAATCAGAGAAGCTCAAGAGTACTCTGCTCAGTACAAAAAACAAGCATCGCTGGCAACGCTTACTACTAAGCATCCAGACATGCAGGGCATCCTTAAGGACCCTAAGTTTGCTGAGTGGATACAAGCTTCGAAGGTTAGGACAAAGTTGTTTGTAGAAGCTGACCAACAATATGACGCGGAAGCTGCTGACGAACTGTTTTCACTCTGGAAGGAGCGTAAAACAGTAGCAAAGCAGACAGTGCAAGTTGAGAAACAAGCACGTAAGCAGCAGATTAAGGCAGCCAATACAGGCAATGCACGAGGCAGTGCTGAAGGGAGCCGTAAGAAAGTGTATCGTAGGGCCGACATTATTAAACTAATGAAAACAGACCCAGAGCGTTACCAAGCTTTATCTGAGGAGATTTTAAGAGCTTATAGCGAGGGTCGAGTCAAATAATCTAAAGGAGATTAAGACTAATGGCTACTGCTACATATCCCGGTGCAGCGGGTAATACTGCAAAGACTGAAGCGGCTACGTTTATTCCAGAAATTTGGAGTGACGAGATTATCGCTGCTTACCAGAAGAACCTGAAGATGGCTCCACTTGTCAAGAAGCTCGCTATGAGTGGCAAGAAAGGTGACAAACTTCATATCCCTAAGCCAGTACGTGGAGACGCAAATGCTAAGGCTGCTGATACTGCAGTTACTATCATTGCTAACACTGAAGGCGAACTGACTGTTGACATCGATAGACACTTTGAGTACTCAAGACTCATTGAAGACATCGTAGAAGTACAGGCTCTAAACAGCTTGCGACAGTTCTACACTGAAGACGCTGGCTATGCTCTGGCTACTAAAATCGACTCTGACCTCCACTCTTGTGGTACTGGTTTTGGCGACGGTGGTTCCATTGTGTTTGCTGCTTCTGTAGCTCCTACAGACTACCAGCACACTGGTTGCTTCATGAACACCAATAACACTACAACTCAGTACACTGACGACACTATTGACGGTGTTGCCGGAGATGAGTTTACTGACCGCTTTTTCCGTGATATGATTCAAAAGCTGGACGACAATAACGTACCGATGGAAAGTCGTGTACTTATTATCCCACCCGCTACTCGAAACGCCATCATGGGCATTGACCGTTACGTGTCTTCTGACTTCGTAGGCGGCCAAGCAGTTCAGTCTGGTCTTATTGGTAACTTGTACGGAGTAGACGTTTACGTTTCTGCTAACTGTGCAACTATCGAAACTGCAGCTGAAAACAGTGCAGCTTCTGTAGACACTCGTGCGGCAATGTTGTTCCACAAGGACGCTATCGTTCTTGCAGAGCAGCAGTCAGTACGTTCACAAACCCAGTACAAACAGGAATACTTGTCAACTCTGTACACGGCTGATTGCCTGTACGGTGTTCAGGTGTATCGTCCTGAAGCTGGTTTCGTTCTCGCAGTACCTTCTGCGTAGTAATGAACTCTATGGGGGTCTTTCGAGACCCCTATTTTTCTTATATTGTTTTCTTTAGCTGGAGCAGTCTATGGGTATCTTTAGAGGTACTGGAGGTACTGGTGACGCAACTACAGACGCTGTAGCGTCGCAAGTTGGCACTGATGCCTCGACTGCTTCAACTAAAGCAAATGAAGCTGCTAGTTCAGCCACAGACGCTGCTACTTCAGCTACTGCCGCAGCTACTGCAAAGACAGCTGCTGAGACAGCTCAGGCAGCAGCAGAAGTAGCTAAAACCGCTGCTGAAACTGCGGAAACCAATGCTGAAACTGCAGAAACTAATGCAGAAACTGCGGAGACCAATGCTGAAACTGCAGAAACCAACGCAGCCTCTAGTGCCACCAGTGCTACCAGTAGTGCGTCCACAGCAACAACTAAAGCGTCTGAAGCAGCCTCAAGTGCAACAGCGGCAGCCTCAAGTCAGTCCACAGCAACAACCAAAGCTAGTGAGGCATCAACATCAGCAACCAATGCTGCAACTTCTGAAACCAATGCTGGCAACTCTGCTACAGCGGCTGCGTCTTCTGCAAGCGGTGCTTCTACATCAGCAACCAATGCTGCAACTTCTGAAACTAATGCTGGCAACAGTGCAACAGCAGCAGCCTCAAGCGCCACATCAGCAGCAAGCAGTGCAGCGTCAGCAGCAGCAGCCCTAGACTCTTTTGACGACAGGTACTTAGGTAGTAAGACTTCTGACCCCACTGTGGACAACGACGGTAATGCTCTAGTTACTGGTGCTTTGTACTACAATTCAAACACAGACGTAATGAGGGTGTACGACGGCTCTGCTTGGGTTGACGCAAGTTCCGGGCTAACCTTTGCTGAACTACAGGGTAAGCCTACGACACTCAGTGGCTACGGTATTACTGACGCAGTAGCATCGACTGCAATCTCAACCTTTGGTGGAACCTTAGTTGACGATGCAGATGCAGCAACAGCAAGGACTACATTAGGCCTAGGCACTGTAGCTACCACAGCAGCCAGTGCTTATGCTACAGCAGCCCAAGGTACTACAGCAGACTCAGCTTTACAGAGTGACTCAACACTAAACGCAGACAACATGACGACAGGTACGCTTTCAGGCGGCACTTACTAAAGGAATTAAACAATGGCTACAACAATTGTAACTAAAAAAGGCTCAGGCGCACCCGCAGCTTCTGATTTAGTAGAGGGCGAACTGGCGGTAGACACAACTAACGGAAGGCTGTACACAGAGAACAGCAGTGCGGCTGTTGTTGAACTAGGTTCTAACCCAAGTGGTAACATAACTTTTGCTGATGGTGGTAAGGCCATCTTCGGCGCTGGCAGCGACCTAGAGATTTATCATGATGGCAGTAATAGTTATATAACTGACGTAGGCACTGGCAGTTTAATTATTGACGGTTCTTCTTCAACACAAATCAAAGGCAATACTTTTGTAATACTCCGTTCTTCTGCTGGTGAAAACATGGCGGTAGGTAACGCCGACGGAGCTTTTGACCTTTATTATGACGGATCTAAAAAACTAGCCACAACCTCCACAGGCATAGACGTTACTGGTGATATAACTCTTGGTGATACTAATCCTTCTATTACTTTTAATGATTCAAGTGTTACAAATTTATCACACACTATTTTATCTTCTAGTGACAATTTAAGAATTACAGCAGACGCTAATAGCGT